CGGGTATTTCGTTTTCTACAGCTACTGAATTTTTTGAAAATCTATATACAGTCAAATCAATATCAGTAAAAGTATCTATTAAATCATCATTGTAAACAATGTTTGTTATTGTAGTTAAATCTCCTTGTTGTACATTTGATTCCACACCACCGCCTGTCAAATATTTTATAGTTAATTTACTATTTGCAGATGGTGATTGCCCATAACTTTTAGTTTTCAAAAAGTTTGTTGGGTCATAAGATTCGGAAATTCTATCTATTGAATTATTTAATCCTAATCCAACATTTTTAAGGTTTGGAATAATCAATTCATCTGATAACGAATTATCGCCTCCGCCAAAATGTATTGATGTAGTAAAATCATCGTTTGTTTTAACTACAAATCTTCTTGAAGTTTTTAATAACTTTAGTAAATAAGGAACAGTTGTAGAAAATTGATACAAATCCGGATCGTTTTGTTCTACATTAGGATAATCAATATAAATTGTTTCCTGTGCCAAATAAGGAACTTCATACCATTTGTTTCCATTATCATCTATTACAGATTCAATTGCAATTACATTTGTTTCAGGTATATCTATTTTTTGGAAAGATTCTGATACTGTAAATGTTTTTTCTACGGTATTTTCATTTGCGGAAATAGCTTGAATTTTTTTCTTTACTAAAAAATAATCTGGAATGTTGGTAATCTGAGTTGTACTATAAACACTTACTTCTCTATCAGTAGGATCATTAAAGTCTAATATTTCAGTTGTTCTGAAGGTAATTCTATTATTTGAAGTACTACGAACTTCTAATCCAGGTTCAATTCTAAGTAAATATTTTGTATCTAACTCACCAACTGAAGTCGCTTTACATAATTGATATACCGATAAAGTTGTAATAGCAGGTGATGTTGATTTAGGTTTATATCCTAATAAATTTGCTAAAGCAAAAATATTTTTTTCTTCACTCGCATATTGGATTAGACTTTCTTTTAATGTGGAATCAGTATAATATCCTAAAACATCTCCTATATAAGAAGCCATCTCAATAAACATCATACCAGGAGATGCCTCATTAAAATCATTATATGAAGATGGGAAATAGGTTTTTGCATATTCTATAAGGTTTTCCCTAAAAGATTGAAAATCTTTACCCAAATAGTTTATATCTCTACTATTTCTTCCTATTTTTTTATTTGTTACTTTGAATGCCATTATTCTACTACATTAAATGTTACCGTCTCTAAATTTTGTTGTCCAGAAACCCTAAATGATATTGAAACATTAAAATTATATCTATCTCTATCAGAATTTGATTGATCAAGTATAATTTCTTCAATTGAAATAAATGGCATCCATCTAGCAATTGATTCTTCGATTGAGTTTTGTACTTTTATTTCTAAATCATCGGTATTTTGTTCAAATAATGCTTCATATAAAGCTGTCCCAAAATTAGGATGCATCAATCGTTCTCTTCTTTTAGTAAGAAGCAAGTTTTTGATATTTGATTTTATCTGGTCAATAGTTTGATATGATTGGGCGAAATATCCATTATTACCTCTTTGAAAAGGTAGAGTCACTCCAATAGCTACCCTATCTTGTTCAGGAAGGTCTTTAACTAATTTAGGCCCAATAACTATTGCCATTTATTATCTATTTTTATCTTTACTTGCTTTTAAAACCGCTGCACTTCTTGCAATTGCTTTATCCAAAATATCATTTCCAGTTACTGGCATTGAATTTTGAGAAGGATTACCAAAACCTGCTCTTGCATCACCATATCCAATCATATCAGGTGTAATTGTTCCCCACTCACCATCAGTTCTACTAAAATTAGGTCTAACTGAGGTTTCATTTAGAATTTGATTTAAGGTTGGATTTTTTGAATATTGTTTTTGTTCAATCTCCCTATCTTCTTCTAATGCAGCCAAAGCTCTATCAAATGGGTTTTCAATTTTTCTTTCGGAAATAGGCTGTTTAACACTTGATTTTTTAAGTTCGGCAAGTATTTCCTTTCTTACCTCTTCTTTAATAATCGAAGTTTGTTTCTTTACCTCCTCTTTCACTACGATTTGAATCGCCTTAAAAAGTTTTTCAGTATTCATATTTCTTTCGTTATGTTAATAAATATTTAAGTCTTAGTTTTTGTGTTATGATAGATATAATTGAGCTTCTTCTTTTCTTCTTCTTACTAAACCCTCTAAAACTTTACCACCTGCTTTAATCGGTGATCTAGAAATAGCCTGAGCGGTTAATGTATCATCCTTTGCCATTACAGCGGTGTAATGGCTATTATATAAACTTCCTGCGTTATATGCCAAACTAATTAAAGCTGCTTTTTGAGTATCTCTTAATTCATTCCATCTTTCTATTGGTATTCTATTATCACCCTTTCCAACCACTCTTTTATAAAATCTTTCCGCTATATCCAATTTTAACATAGCTAATGCACGAGGTTTATCAACACTATCACCATATTCCACAGTCTTTATTCTACCATCTGGTAGGAAAAATCTATCAGTTCCATATCCTAATCTAGGATTTCCATAGTCGTTTGCAGCAACTGAAATGCCGCTTCCTGGAGGAGTTTCTTTAAATCCTTCATTTCTTGAAATAAATTGAACTGCTATTTCAATCCAACCTTGAGACAAATCATATTTCGATAAATCTGGTGTATATGCTTCTCCAACTGCAGCAGCATCACCAGAAACCGGTGGAAGTGCACTTGTAATAGCGTCCGCTGCAGCCTGCAATTGTTGCCTTAGTGTTTCCGGATCTGTTAAATTATTAAATTTGTCTTTTAATCTTTTTATAGCTTCTTCATCTGCAAAATATTTGGAAGGATCTATCCCATTTAACTCCGAATTACCTGTCATTGAGTAACCACTCCAACTGCCAAATCCTAAACCCATAGTAGGGCCTGGAAATAATGCCGTAGTAATTATTATACCTGATACAGTAGTTAAATGTAAATTAGCTAATAAAATAAATTTATCAATGAACTCATCTACATTATCTAATCCATTATAAATAAATGGATAACTTATTTGTTGTCCTGGATTTGTCACTAAAACTTGAGTAACAGGTGGTATATTTGCAGTTGCACCAGGAACTGGAATTAAGGGTGGGTACAATGGAGATAACGATGCTCCACCCCAATATACAATTAAAGCATTACCAAATGCATCAAAAAGTGGTAATTGCTCAATTGAGTTTGATTGTTGAGTAAGATAAATTTTAAGTAAATTTTCAAATAATTCTTTTCCTCCGGTTAGTACAGGATTTTTGTTCATTATATCGCCTGCTGGTGGCATTTTAATAACAGCATCATAAGAAGTTGCAATCGCCTTCGCTACATCTTCCAATGTTGATGGTGGAGATTCCATCACTAATTTGACTTGCTGTTTAAATAACTGCCACATTACATTTGTATTTTTACTCTATTCGAAAGTAAATTAGATACCTTATCTCCAATAGCCTTAATTCTTTGTTCATTATCAGGATTCATACCTGATACTGGGCCAGATGGTGTGAGCAATCCACCAATTCGTAAATCTAATAATTCTTTAATAAGACCTCCCAAAATTTCTACTAATAATGTACCATCTACCGCAGGTTTTAAGTTTTTATTACCTAAATTAATTGTTCCAGTATCACCGATGTATAAAGTAATTTCTTTATCAAAAGATTGAATATCTATATTACCTTTTGAATTTATATTAATACCTAATTCAGAATCAATTGAAAATATACCATCGGTTATAACGCCGTAATGGCTCTTACTCCAAAATATCATTTCATTTTTTCTAGATGAAAAAACTAATCTATCTGAGGTAATAAAACATTGCTCACCATCATATTTTGAAGGATATGCTTCAAACCCTTTATCATCTTTAGTCCCAATATAAACTTTTTTAGATGATTTATCAGGTCTATTTTTAAAATCAGACCCTCCTAATAAATCGGGTGTACCAGGCGTAAAATTAATTTTATCACCACTACTCATTAAAATTGTAGAACCATCTCTATTTAAATCCTCTTCTACTGCATTTGTGACAGGAATTACTTCAAGTTTTGATGCTTCTTTGTTTCTAATTATTATTTTTGGATTAAAATTGTTTCCACTATTATTGTAACCACTTAATCTTATACTTTGTCCAAATTTGGATTGTATAATAGTATCCCCCTCATATAACTTTAATCTGTGTATTTTTTTATTTTTAAAATATGAACCTAATTTTTCACCTATCGATTTTAATGAATCAATGAACCCCCCTCCTGTTTTATAGCTAGTAGGGTTAATTTTAGTTCCAGGAGCTGTTTTTTTTGGAGGATTTTCAATTGCACCATTATTTGGTGTTGCATTCAGATTTAATCTTCTATATGTTGGAACTGAACCATTATAAAAAATATCAACTACTTCATTCTCTAATGGCAAATCCACAATTAAATCATTGTAAGGATACGCAGTCATCCTATTACCTTTGTTCTTACCAACTGTATCAACTTCTATGGCTCCAGGAGAAATAGTTCTTCCGTTCGAATCAAATTCAAAATCAAAATACACTTTTTTTACAATACCCATGACTGCAAAATTATCCTGAGTTATGTTTCTATTTTCAAAGTGAGGTGTACTATATTCTCCTTTTAGTTGAAATAATCCCATTTTACTTTCTAGTTTCTAATTTACTTTGAATTTCCTGTAACTCTAATTCAATGTCATCAACTTTATCTTTTGTAACTTTCTCCATTTCATCTGCCACACTTCTTACCTCATCTAATAATTGTGCTCTTTCAGCTTCAGATAAAAATCCATCATCTGAAGGGCCTTTTGATTCTGCTGCAATTATTCTTTGTGCAATAGTAGCCAGTCTCAATAACAAATCATCATTCTCTACTGAGAACTTAACTAAATCTTTAATAACCGGCCCTATTTCTGCTATATCTCCTGCATGTCTAATAGATTTTTTGAATTCTTCTATTAAATCTGCAATTTTTTGTTTTTTATTTCTCTGATTTGAATATATTTCTTGAAACAAGTCTGATAACTTTTTTTCACCAAATAAAACAAAATCAGTAGCCTGTTGCTTTCCCATAATTATTTTTCTTATTTATAAATACCATAAACGATAATATCTAAATATCACTAGCCAAAATGTGCCTCGAATCCTCAATTTCTCTTTCTTTTATCTCTAATAACATACCATTTTTATCTACATATTCATCGGATAAAATATATCTATATATATTTTCAATATCTAAATTTTTATAATACAGGTATTGATTATAGTTATGCTCTATTCTTTTTTGAATCTCCTCTGATTTTACGAATTTTTTTATATCAATTGATTTCATTTTAGAAAATTTTTCAATAACATCAACATATTTTTTTATAGTTAATTCTTTATTACTAACATCAATTTTAAAATTAAATAAATCATTAAACAATACAAATCCCAAATCTTCAATAATTTTTATTTGTTCTTCGGAGGAAATTAATAATAAAAAAGGAATTTTGTGACAAAAGTTTCTTAAAGTTTTTTCTGTCAAATGTGAATTAACTCCATCAGAATCCATATCAAAATCAGAAAAAGTTTCTATTGTAAAATTAAAAAATGAATTCTTATAAACTGATTGAAAATTTTTATCTGATTTTACTGATGTGTGATAAAAAACATCGGTATGATCATGACTTTGTAAAACATCTATGTTATCTTCTATATTTTGATATAATTTAACATTTCTATCACCATAGTGGAAATCTCCATTTGCAGAAACATAAGATTGGTTAAAATTTATTTTTCTATTTAAAACTTCGTTTACTGCCATTGCACGAGGAGTTCTCAATGTATTATTAATAAAACAAAATTTTAAAAATCTTTCATCAAAATCTATAAATCCTGTATCTAATTGCGATTTTACAATATGATCGGTTATAGATAACCCTTTATGTAAACAATTAAATTTATCTAAAAAGTGATTAGTTGAATGAAATAATATATTTTTTGATTCTACACCAGTTTCAATACACGCTTTATAAAAAAATTGAGCGTTTCCTAATGATATTGGTTCGGTAAAATTATAAAAAATTATTTTCTTTTTTCTTAATAACGGCTCCTCTACTATTCTTAAAAAGAAGTTTTTATATGCGGTAGCGGAAACATAAAGAAAATCTGCTTCTAAATCAGTTTCAACATCTTTACAAAAACTTTTATTTTTTAAATGAGACCAATTTATAAACTCAACTCTTAAATCATACAAATATATTTTTACCATTTTATATTACTTATGAAGTTAAATAATTCATCTGCAATTAATTTATACCCTTTAATGTTTGGATGCTGAGTACTTCTAGTATCCCAATTATCGCCGTATTCCCAAAATGAATTGTCAGTTCTGTTAATTAACCAATATCTAAATGTAGTGTTCATACAACCCCAATATTTATCTTTATTAATTAAATGAGTTTTATCAAATTCAGAGTGAATCCCTAAAAACATATCTTCAATACCATCACATAATATGTAATTTATCTTATAATGTGCAAAAAATTTCTGAAGGAAAATAATATAATTCTGATTAATTATAGAATAATATAAATCGGTATGCAAATTACTTAACCAAAATTTTTTATAATCTTCCATAAAAAAATCATAATACCTATTTTCAGTTTGAGTTGATGTAAAGAATCTTTCAGGTGTATCCATTAAATGTTTAGTACTCCAACTTAACCATTCTCCTTTAGGCCCATGAGGCATATAAGGAAGATAATCTCTTAATGATGAGCTCCACATCACAACCACTAAATCATTTTTAGTAGTTATCCCATTTTTTACATCATCTACAATTTGATTAAAAATTTTATTATTTGGATTACCACTAATTCCATTATTTTCATAGGATAAATTTAAACTATCACTTAAAAATTTTACCCAACTATTTTCTTTTTGGTAAGTCATCTTTTCGTGTTTAGAGAGAGTGTCTTCGATTTCTCTATTACAACCCTCTCCAATAGTCCAACTATCACCGTATGCAACTAATCTTTTCATTTCTTTTTAATAAGATAGTTCTCTAAGACTAAGATATCTAAACCAATATCTAAAAATGTTTTTATTGCCGTTTCCGGATTCATAATCATAGTCTGGTCTTTAATATTAAACGATGTATTTAGAACAATTGGAAATTCATTTTTTTTCTCTAATGAATCTAATAATTTATAAACTCTTTTACATTGGTCTTTTCTCAATGTTTGTATCCTAGCAGTACCATCTATATGCGTAATAGAAGGAAGTTTGCCTCTATACTCTTTTCTAACAGATACGATTTGATTCATATACGGTACCTCTTTATCCCATTCGAAATAAAAGTTTTTAGCTTCATCTTTTACTATTGGCGCAAAAGGCCTGAATCCTTCTCTTTTCTTTACAATTTGATTTATCCTATTTTTCATTGTAGGATTTTTTGGGTCAGCAAAAATAGAACGATGACCCAATGCTCGAGCTCCCAACTCCAATCTACCTTCAAACCAAGCAACCACTTTTCCATTTGAAATTTCAGTTGATACCAAATCAATAATTTCTTCATCAGATAGTTTTTTGTATATTAATTTATTATTATAATTTTTTAAAATTTGTGAAATATATTCGTTTGAAAATTTCGGGCCCAAATAAGGATTAGTATTATCAACCCTTTTATCAATTTCTCCCTCATAATATGATATTAAACACGCTCCAATTGAAGAACCTGAATCAGATGGGGATGGTGGTATCCATACATTTTTAAATCCTGTCTTTTTACTAATTTTTCCATTAGCAGTTCCATTATATGCACAGCCACCACTTAATACTAAATTATC